TTGTGTATCGCGCTAAATGCTTTCGATCCCTGCTCTATAAGTGCAACCGTACTGCCCACTGGAGCGTTAGGATTAACGTCACCGATGTTTAGGTCGGCTGTACTGGCAAAGCGCTGTCCAGCATCGACCATATAGCCAAGCAAGTTAAACAGCGAACCTGACGGCTCTTTAAAGGGCAGCGGCATAATCGCCTTGTTTACATCGTCGACTGTACTGTCGAGGTCAACAAACTCACCGGGGGATATCTGCATGTCGCCGCCTTGAACGCGACCACGCAGCTTAAAGCCACCCTGCATATTCGAGAAGGCTGCACTGTCTAGAAGAGCGCGGAGCGATCCTGTCGCCGCCTTACCCAAGCCACCGATCATGTGGTACAGACCGAAACCGTAGAAACCCAGACCCGGCAAGAACTTATAGCTCACAAACCAATCGCGGCGTTTCTTTAGGTCATCGTCTTCCTTCCAGTTGCGGCGAACCGCTACAACATTCTGGTTTTCGTAATCAATTGTGATCACATATGGGATGGCCACTGCGTTATCATCGACATCGCCGTCATCCATTTCCTCGCCGTCAATGCCGTCGAACAAATCGTAAACGTGCATCTCAAGCAGTGTCATTACATCATCGTTGCTGTCATCGTACTGATCGACACCTTCGATTTCACCAACAATATCACCTGATGGGTCCATGCTATCGCCAGCGCCATATTTAGTTGGCAGGTAATAACCGTTCTGGACGTAACGATTAAAGTCGTTCTTCGGCATACGAATAACGTGGGTGTAGCGTGGGCTGGTGTAGAGGTCTTTGCTCTCAGGGGCCACGACAAAGTCTTCAGCCTTTACGAACTGGCTGCACTGGCGGTCTAGGTTAGCGTCCCACCAGACCTTTTTAAACGTGTGGCCGATCAGCGGAAGGTGAAACAGCATCTGGTCTAAATCAGGGAAGTACTCAGGCATCTCTTGGGTGATTTGGTAATTCATGTATTCTCTAGTGCGTCGAGCCTGTTCTTCTAGCTCTTCATCTGGCGCACCGATTATAACAGTTTTTATTGGGCCACCTGACGGGTAAAGCTCTGCGATTGCCTTGGCGTTAAACTGTGTGGCCGCTTCTGCAATCAGGGGGTGGACTACTGTGGACAGACCGCGTGTTGCACGTTCTGCTTCACCTTCGTCCATACCTCCGTCAGGGTCTAATGTTCGTAATCCGTCTTTGTAGCGCTCTTCCCACTCTGCACGGGCTTCACGGTCATTTTCGTAAAAGCTAACCAGCTCTTGAGCTTTTCGAGATAGTTCTTTTTCATCAATTGTTTCTGCTAGGTTGATGTCGAACTGGGCAGCATCAACTTCGTCCATCATGTCTAGCTCTGGGTCACCAACTAAAACATCACCGTCAGGAAGCTCCTCGACCATCAAGCTATCGTCGGGCAAGCCCTCGGCGAACGGGATAATTTTTGGATCAGCCATACATTGTCATCCTCTTGGGTTCGTTTATTTCGTCATCTTCTGGGTCAGTACTGTGTTCTAGGAACCAACCTTTTCGTAATCTTAACCACGCTTGAGTGCATGTGTCCACTATATCATCGTTTGGGTGCGCTGGAAACGCAGCCACAATATCTATTAAATCTTTCGCCCAGCGCTTGTCAGAAGGGTAGTATATTCTTCCGTCTTCCAAAAGAGCGGAGCTGGCATGCGCTCTGGCAACCTTATCACGATCTGGCGAATATGCCAATACTGGAACGCCAGACATCCGCAAATCTTGGAGAAGGCTTTGTCCGCTTGCTTTTTTTTCTATGAGAACAGTGTCCGCGTCCCACTCCTCATAAGCCTCCTGCGCTAGTTTTCGCAGCTCTGGATAGGATGGCTTGCCCCAGTACGCCTCAAGCAAGATCGCGCACATTACGCCTTTATGGCGAAACACACCCCAAGTAGTCCGCGCACTAAAGCTAGAGCTTTCCTTGCCTTCGAACGCGGTGTCCCACGACTGCAACACGTATTCGACTTCTGGCAAATCGCCATCCCACGGCACCCACCAGCTTGCCTTTAGTATCCCACCACCTTTTGGGCTAGGACGCTGCTGTAGCTGCCCTGCGGCTGCGTAACTGCCAAGGCTGCGCTCTAGGGTCGACAGCTCTTTCTCTCCAAACCTGTCGGGCCATAATAGCTCACCCTCTTTGGTTCTAGGGTCGGCAAAGCCAAGAGGGGAGCGCGAAGGTGTAGGGTGTCCGATCTCGTATCTTGCGGGTAGACAAAGATGCGACCACTCATCGCCCATATCTTGCAGCAAATGTCCAGTTAGGTCATCATTGTGGACGCGTTGCATGATCAGAATAAAGCTCGATGTGCGAGGGTCATTAAGGCGAGTTTGCATCGCTTGGTCCCACCACTCTAGGACGCCCTCCCTAACTTTAGAGCTATCAGTATCTGTGACGTTGTGCGGGTCGTCTATGCATATGATATCACCACCATCGCCAGTGAGTGCGCCTCCTACAGATGTCGAAATACGATAACCCGACTTATCATTTTCAAATCTTTGTTTCTGATTCTGATCATCGGTTAGCTGGAACTTGTCACCAAAGTGATCTTGATACCAAGGGCTGTCGATTAAGCGCCGACACTTAGTGCCGTCTCGAATTGAAAGGGAGCTTGCATACGATGCATATAGAAATTTTTTACTTGGCTGGCGCGTCCAAGTCCAAGCTGGCAAGGCAACGGCCACGCTAATTGACTTGGAGTGTCTGGGAGGCACGTTAATTATCAGGTGACGGATATCGCCTTCGACTACTGCTTGGAGGTGTTCGCTGATACAATCCAGATGCCAGTTGCTTTGGTATTCCACCCCCGGTTCGATTGTATTCCACGCTGCTTTCTGAAACTCACTAAGGCTGCGTTTATACTTCTCCGCTCTCACCTGTTCGATCTTCAATCCTGTTAAATGCTTTCTCAATTGCGTCGAGTTGGTCATCGGGTATCCTCGTTAAATCTATAACGTGTTGCTGTTCAATATTTGCATGCACTTCTGATTTATCTTTTTGGTTAAGATACTGTTTACCCAGCCAAACAAGCATCGTAGAATTTCCCTTTTCTGCTGCCTGCCATTGCATACGCCGCAGAGACATCCTGCCTTCATCGTTGTGTCTTTTATAGAGGTCTTCAAAATTATTGTAATTCATTTCCTTTAAACGTCTGTTTAACGTGGTGTCTGACATCTCTAAAACGCTACAGCATTCTTCCATAGTGCATTGTATTCTGACCATGTTTAGTAGCTTCTGAAAGTCTTTATCGGTAAGGGGTTTCGACGCACCTTTTGGTCCGCGCTTTGCTACTGCTGTGCTTTCGACTTTATCTTTTGGCATTTCAATCACCGTTTTCTCTTTTTAGTGTATTTATAGCATAAATTATGAATTATGCTGAACTCCCTTCGAGGCGTTCATTATTAAGCTCTTCGAACGTCTGGTCGGTATCTTCTAGCGTTGCTTTTTTGCCTGTAAATTCCTGCCATCGTTTTACAATCACATCGCAGTATTTAGGGTCGAGTTCCATCATACGGCATACTCTGTTTTTCTTTTCACAGGCGACCATTGTTGATCCAGAGCCACCAAATAAGTCAGAAACTAAATCACCGCTTTTACTGCTATTAGTGACCGCCCTTTCAACCAATGCAACAGGCTTCGGAGTTGTGTGGCCCTCCACTCTTTCTTTGTCAAACCGCCAAACAGAAGTTTGCTTTCTATCTGAATACCAAGTGTGCGACCCATTATCCATCCATCCGTAAAGACACGGCTCATGTTGGCTTTGATAATCGGTCTGACTAAGAGTCAAGCTGTTTTTGGCCCATATTATTATCGAGCTAAAATGAAAAAACTCCCTAAACGCAGGGTGAAAGACATCAGCGCACCTATCAGAATGGAAGCAATAAATGCTGGCTCCCGACTTGCTTGTGGCTAGATACGAACTGAAAGCCCCACGCAACAAACCTTCCAGACCATCCCTTGAGTCATTATTTATGCCCTTGTAATCGACTCCATAAGGAGGGTCAGTAAACACCATGTCGGCTTTTTGACCGCCCATCAGCATACCCACAGCTTCCATATTAGTTGAGTCGCCACACATTAGCCGATGGCTTCCTAACTGCCAGACATCGCCCAACTTTGTTACTGGTTCGTCAGGTAAGTCAGGAACATCGTCTTCGTCTGTTAACCCTTCCTCCACAAAGCCTAAATCTAGGTCAAATCCCAAGTCTTTTAGCTCTAAACTGCTAAACCCCGTTAAATCCAAGTCATAGTCAGCCTCTAACAACGAGGTCATCTCTTGAACTAGCAAACCATCATGCCAGGACGCATATTCCGCCGACTTGTTGTCCATAATGCGGTAAGCGTTAATTTGCTCGCTTGTCAGCCCTTTTGCTATA